TGTTTGCCAGCGATCCAGGGCTCGCCAGTGGCATGGCGAAGTCAGAGAGGCAGTCACACCACCGTCAGCAATACCGCGCTGCACGGGCTGAGATAGGTCATCGGGCGGGGGTTGTGGTCGATAACGTGGTTTGCCATGAACACTCGCTAGAGATCGCGGGTTTCTCGATCGGCTGGACGAACAAGCCGCAGGCGATTGCCGCTGCGACGGAAATGCTGAGGGATGCCGGGTGTCGGCTGGCGAAGCTTTGGGGGATCGGATGATGACTGAAGATCAGAAATACGAGATCGCTATCTTAGCTGAGGATGCCAATGAGAAATGGCAAATGCTGGAATGCCACCGGGCACTTAACGTCTGTGGTAAGACGGCAGATGAGCTTTCCAAAATGGCTATTCAATACGAAATTGCCAAAACGGAATGGATGCAGGCAAAATCTAAGCTGGCAAACGCTCAGAATCGTATTGCTGCCTCTTGACAGTTAAACGCAAATCACCCCAAATCACGCAGCATCTAGATTTGCGCGCCCGCTCCCGAGAAATCGGCTGCGGGTTTTTCATTGGGGCATCCCATGGGTGATGTAATTGCCGGAATTGATTTTAGATCCGGCTATGCCAAGAAATACTGGCAACACGACGTAGCCGACGAAAGGCGCAAAGAGGCGGATAGGCTTGCCAAGTCTGCCGATACCGCGCCGTCCGAATATGTCACTCCCGAAGATGAACCGGCCTGACGATCGGCCGTTCAGCCCGCTTCTGTTCAGGCTCTACGCCAGTGATCTATCCGAGGCGGTTCATAGCCTAAGCCGAGAAAGTCAGAAATTGACGACGGTTGTTAAAATCAAGCAATCGATGCAACCGATCGATTACGCCCTCCAAAGAGCTTTATTCATGAGTGACCCGCTTCCCCCTGTGGATATCATGCCGGCCGCGCCGGTAGCAAAGCCATCGCCCGGCGGTTTTGTTGCCAGCATCCGCGCCATGATGGACGAAGCCCGCGCCGGTCTAACTCAAGCCCGCACAGACGGCCTAGCGAAGGTCGGTGATGCCGTTGCAAAGCTTGGGGAGGCCAAGACAGCGGTGACGCAGGTCAGCGCATCCATGGCCAAGACAATCGAGGATGAGGCCGCTTCCGTGTTGGCCGAACTTGGCCAGATCAGCAATATGGGGCCGGAGTAATCCATGGCTTCGGATAGGGCACTCCGAAAACAGCGCGGCGGCTCCGTCTTGGGCATGGATTGGGAGCGAACCGTAAGGGAGCGCATCCAAAGCTCCAAAGTTGCTAACCGTTTGATTGAATTTGTTTTGGGCGAAATTACGCTAGAACCCGCGCAAGTCACGGCAGCGCTTGGACTTCTCAAGAAAGTCCTGCCCGATCTAAGCCAATCGGACAACAAAACCGAGGTCGTCCACCGCTACGTCGCACGGCTACCGAACAAGGCGACTGATCCCCACAAATGGCAGCAGCAGCACGCGCCGACGCCCCTACAGTAATTTGGGAGGCCCAGTCAGGCCCGCAGTCAGCCCTAATCAGTTGCCCGGTCTTTGAGGTTTTCTTCGGCGGGGCGCGCGGCGGCGGCAAGACGGACGGGGTACTAGGCGACTTTCTGGAACATGCCGACACCTATGGCGAACATGCCATTGGGCTGATGATCCGCCGGCAGCGGACCGAGTTGATTGAGACCATTGAACGGTCGCGGTCGATCTATCGGCCCTTGGGCTGGGTCTATCACGAGCAGGAAAAGATGTGGCGGGCGCCGAACGGGGCTCGATTGAGGTTTGCGTATCTTGAACGGGACGCCGACGCCGAGGGTTACCAAGGCCACAGCTACACAAGGCTTTACATTGAGGAAATCGGCAACTTCCCCAGCGATCGGCCTATCCTCAAGCTTATGGCTACTCTCCGATCGGGAGCGGGCGTACCTGTGGGATTCCGGGCAACCGGCAATCCGGGTGGACCTGGTCATCAGTGGGTTAAAGCGCGGTATATTGATCCTGCTCCCATGGGCTTCAGGATCTTTCGTGATTCATTGAGCGGGCTGGAGCGGGTTTATATTCCGTCCCGCGTCAACGATAACAAGTATCTAGGCGAAAGCTATATCCAGCAGCTTAAGGCGTCCGGCTCGAAAGAGTTGGTGCAAGCGTGGCTGGAAGGCGATTGGTCGGTTATCGAAGGCGCGTTCTTTGACTGTTGGGAAAGCAGCAAGCATGTCATCCGACCGTTCACAATTCCAGCAGATTGGCTCCGCTTCAGGTCCGCTGACTGGGGCAGCGCAAGGCCATTCAGTGTTGGTTGGTGGGCCGTCGCAGGCGATGACCATCCTATTGAAGGATCTGCCACTATACCCCGTGGCGCAATGGTCCGTTACCGAGAATGGTACGGATCGAGCGCCCCCAACACGGGACTAAAGCTAACCGCCGAGGAAGTCGCGCACGGCATCCTAGAGCGCACGCCGAAAGGCGAAAAGATCACTTACGGAGTCCTAGACCCGGCAGCCTTCGCGGTTGATGGCGGGCCGTCCATTGCCGAGCGCATGGGCAAGATCGGCGCCCACTTCGGCAGGGCTGACAACAAGCGCGTTGCCCAGATGGGCGCCTTGGGCGGCTGGGACCAGATGCGCGCCAGAATGAAGGGCGACGGTGACGGGCGCCCGATGATTTACACGTTCTCGACCTGCGCGGATTCGATACGGACTATCCCGGCGTTACAGCACGATCATGACAAGCCGGAAGATTTGGACACGGACGGCGAAGACCATGCGGCAGACGAATGGCGGTACGCCTGCATGTCGCGGCCCTGGGTGCCGAATAACAAGCCCCGGCAAGTATCTCAAGCGGTTCTGGTTGCCCATCCTGACGGCTCGGTGCGCTCGACCTTAACCATTCAACAGTTGATCGATAGGCAGAAGAAGAGGCGGCAATAATGGCGGGTACATTCTACATTACCGAATTGGCCGAGCCACCGATGCTAGCGGGCAGCATTATTCCGATTGCGCAGTGGCCGGCGATTACGACGCAGCAGATCACCTCGCTCAGCGGCTCGTCGCAGTCCTCAAACGCGTTCAACGCCGGCACGGCCGCAATCTGCATTCACTGCGATGCCATCTCCTCGTTTGAGATTGGAACGGCTCCAACGGCTGTGACGACCGCCAACCGGCGCCCGGCGGACTTTATTGAATATATCGGCGTGCCCAAGGGCAAATCGATGAAGATCGCGGCGTTGAATAACACCTGATGTCTGACCAGGCGACTATCGAATCCAAGGACGAGGTAAAGGGCGATAGCTCTTTCGTCCGCATGTGGATGGATGCGATATCCATCGCAGGCAAGGAGGAAGAGGCTTGGCGCAAGGATGCCGAGGATACCGTCAAGATTTACCGCGCTGGTTCGAAGTCCAAGTCTGACAATCCTGGCGGCACGGGCGATCGGGCGTTTAATATACTGTTTGCCAATATCGACACCATCGTGCCGTCGATTTACAATTCCAGTCCCGTTCCAGATGTTCGCCGCCGCTATTCGGACGAGGACAAGGTAGGAAAGCAGGTTTCGGACCTGATCGAACGGTCAATCAGCTATTCGATTGATAGCTATGACTTCGATGATGTGATGAAGGCGCTGGCCCATGATATGGAATTGCCGGGCCGGGCGGTTTCGCGGGTGCGTTATTCTCCATATTTCGATGAACAGGGCAACGTTGTCCACGAGGAAGCCAATTGCGAGCATGTCCAATGGAAGGACTTTCGCCACGGGCCGGGTAAGACTTGGGTTGATGTGCCATGGATTGCGTTCCGGCTTCAGCTCACGCGGGACGAACTAAAGAAGCTAAATCCCAAGGCGGCAGGTTCGGTCGATCTCGACTCCACGATTGACGGCTACAAGGACGACGGCGAAACCCCGGCCGACATCTTCAAGCGCGCGACCGTCTGGGAAATCTGGGACAAGGACAACCGCGAAGTCATCTTCATTGCGGAAAGCTATAAGAACGCCCCGTTGGTTCGCGACCCCGACCCACTGAAGCTGACTGGCTTCTTCCCGAGCCCGCGCCCGATTTATTCCATCAGGACTTCTGACAGCCTGATTCCGGTCGTTCCTTATTCGACCTATAAGGATCAGGCTGAGGAATTGGAGAAGGTTTCTAAGCGCATTATGGCGCTGGTGGACGCGCTGAAGGCAAAGGGCGTCTATGATGGGCGAATGACCGAATTGCCTCGGCTGGCGGATGCGGACGACAACGAACTGATTGCGGTCGAGAGTGCGGCAAACTACCTCGACGGCGCCGGGCTTGAAAAGGCGATTGCGTGGTGGCCGATTGCGACCATCGCGTCGGTTCTTAAGGAACTTTACGCCCAGCGCGACCAGATCAAGCAGACGATTTACGAAATCACCGGGCTTTCCGATATCTTGAGGGGGCAGACCGATCCGAACGAGACCTTGGGCGCGCAGCAATTGAAGGCGCAAACCGGCTCAATGCGGGTGCAGTCCAAGCAGGCGGAAATCCAGCGATTTGCCCGTGATCTGTTCCGGCTTAAAGCTGAGATTATTTCCACGAAATTCTCATGGGATACCATCACCACCATGACCGGGATTAACTTTCCGGCCAAGGCGCAGCAGGATCAGGCCAAGGCGCAAATTCAGGCGCAGCAGCAGCAAGCACAGCAGCAGGCCCAACAGATGGCCATGCAAGCCCAGCAGACGGGGCAACAGGCGCCGCCGCCACAACCCCCTCAGATCCCGCAAGAGATACAGGACATGCTCGCCATGCCCTCGCGGGAGGAAGTCGAGAAGCTGTTACGCAACGATACCATGCGCGGCTACCGAATTGACGTGGAAAGCGATTCCACCATCCGCGCCGACATGACGCGCAACCAGAACAATATGAACCAGTTTTTGCAGGGGACAGCGGAATACGCCAAGGCCATGGGGCCGATTGTCCAGCTTGAGCCGCAGATGATGCCGGTTGTGATCGAGGTTTATTCGGCGTTCGCGCGCACCTACAAGCTCGGCAAGCAGGCCGAGGACGCGCTGGATAAGTTGTCTGACAAGGGCAAGACCATGGCGGAAAATCCACCGCCGCAGAAGCCA